ATAATAGACACCTTAAAAGAAGCAAAGAAAGAAGGTAAGCTTCAATATGGTCTTCGATACAATCCAGATTTAAAAGTTGGTGGTGGTTACTACGACGACAATAAAATGTTTGAAGTAGATGTGGATAGAGATGGTGTCAATTTAATGTTTAAAAAAAAATTTGCAGGGGGTGGTCTTGCAGAGGAGTATTATGGCAAAGATAAGTTAGATTGGATGGAAAATTATTCTGATCAAATGACATTTGAAGAATATTTAAGATATAAAAGATCTGGATCATTTGCGAACGGCGGAAGAATTGGTTTTGCAAATGGAGGTGATGGAGATTACATTTATACAAGACCATCAGGAGCAAAACGTTTAGTAATTGGAGATAAAATTTATGGTTCAGTTGCTAAAGGAGATAAAAAAGGATTAGAAGCTTTAAAAAAGAAAAGAGATAAATTAGTTAAAACTCTTAACGTAAGAACTAAATATGATTTAGAGGCATTAAAAAAAGAATGGAGAAAAACTTTACCTACTAAAAAAGCTACTACTTGGGAAAATTTTTTAAAAACTAAATTTCCTAAAGGCTCAAAGACACCAAATAGTATAAGAAAAAAAACTGAAACAGATTTTAGAGAAGGCAAATCAGACTTTAATCCTAAAGAAGAATTTAAAAATAAAGTTAAACAAAAACAAAATTTAAAAAAAGTAGAACAAGCTAAAAAATTAGTTAAAGAACACAATGATTCTGACAAATTTTTATATGATAAAAAAACAGTTTATAAAAAATTAGGTCTTACAGATAGAATTCAAGTTTTAAAAAAAGAACCTAGCACTGGAAAAGTATATAAAAGTTTATTTAATGAGGCAATAGTAAACGAAGTAAATAAACTAATGCCTATAGAACAAAAAGTTAAAAATGCTTTTGATAAGATAGTTAATGAAAATTTAAAAATATATGAACCCAAAGGTGGAACAACGGTTAAAGAAGGAGGTGTAATAAAAAAAATGATATCTGATATTGTGTCTCCTAAAGGTGGTCTTGAAAGATATCAAGTAAGTTCTCGTTTAATAAATAATGCATTAAATACACATAAACCTTATTTAGATATGAAAAATGATTTTGATTATCTTGATTTTAGATTAGCTAGACAAATGAAAGGTAAAACTTTTAATGAAGCTATGGATTATGCAAAATATGTTCGTGGTGGTTTAGATATGAAAAACATAGAAAAGTTTTCAACTAACTATAGACTACCCGAATCTAATGTTATGAAATTTGCTTTAAGAAGTGCTTTTAATAATTATAAAGCAGGAAACACAGATGCACCTGTAAGAGTTTTTAATTTAAAAGCTGATGGCACTCCAGGAAAAGAAATAGATTTTGATAAACTTAAAATAGATTATTCTACAAATATGAAAGCTATTGATATTAATAAAATTGGTTTTACTTATGGTAATCAGTTTTTTACTAAAAAAGATTTAAGAACAAAAGGTTTTCAATCAGGATTATTTGACGAAGTATATAAATTAACTGCTAAAGGTAAAATGCCTGTTCCTGATCCAAACAATCCAAATAAAAATATTACTTTAAATAAATTATTACAATTAAATAAAGATAAACTAACACTTGGCCATAACGATGCTAAAGGAGGTGTTACTAAACTTCCATTCTCTGATCTTAGACTTGAAGGTAACAAAATAAATTTAGCTTTGTACAATGCTTACAATAAAATAAAAAATAAACCATTAAGAAAATTAGTAGTAAATAAATTACAAGGTGATTTTGGATATTTAAAAGGTGATGAGTATGAACGAGCATTTATTGAAGGAGAACAAAATAAAGCAAACAATATAGCAAAGAAAAATATAACTGAACGTACTTTGTATAAACAAGCAGGACGAGACGTAATTACAGATTTAGGAAAAGATATTTTAAAACAAAAACAATCTTTTCAAAAAGAATTATTCCGTGTTGCAGGAATGAGTCAAAAAGAAAGTGCACAACTTTTAAAAGACATAAGTAAAGTTAAACAAGCTGCTAATTCTAGAGGTGTAACATTTAATAGTTTTGCAGGATTTATAGATTTTTCACAAGCCGGCATCGAATTACCACCTGCTGTAAAACAAGCTGCTGCGCGAGTTGCAAGAGTAGGTTCTCAAATATTAAAAGGAACAGGTGCAGGCGCTCTTGTTCTTGATCCTATGTTTGCTGCAATGGATTTTTCAGAAGCAATAGATAGAGGTGTAGGTGGAAAAGAAGCAGGAAAATATATGGTTAAAAGCGCCGTACAAGGTGTTTTAAATTTACCTGATCTAGTAGTAAGCGGAGCTGATTTTTTATCAAATAAAATTGCAGGTAAAGATGCAAAATTTGAAACAGGAAAATTTTACAATCCTTTAACTTTTGCACAAGAAGGTTTAGACGAAACAGAAGCTGCAACACCAAAGTCTACAAGATTAAGAAATATAGCAGAAAGAGATTTTGATGTAGGAATAGGTGCTGGTATGCGTATGGTAGATGATGATCAAATACCTGCATCACGAGCAGAAATAAAAGCAGCTGAAGAAAAATTTATAGAAAGTCAAATGGGTCCATATTACAAATACGGTATTGAAAGTATGGTAGAAGAAGAGCCAGAAGAAACACCATTGCAAAATCAGGGAATATTCAGTATACTTGCAAAACCAACTTATGAAGGTGTGTTATAACTAACAGGAAAGAGACATGGCAGAAATAGACGACGCATTACCGAATACTCCCGTATCTGACGAAGCTTTTGTAGAGCAAGAAGTTGCGATACCAGGACAAGATTTACCAAAAGATCCGCAAAAACCAGAAGTCATAATGGACGAGATGGGTGGTGCAGAAATATCTTTTGATCCAAGAAAAGAAAATTTAGAATCAGAAACTCATTTTCAAAATTTAGCAGAAGTTATGGATGACCAAGATTTAGATGAACTTGGTTCAAATCTTTTTGACAAATATACAGAGTACAAAGAATCTCGTGGAGATTGGGAACAATCTTACAGAGAGGGATTAGAATTATTAGGTTTTAAATACGAAAGAAGAACAGAACCGTTTAGAGGTGCATCAGGTGTTAACCACCCTGTTCTTGCAGAAGCTGTTACACAGTTTCAAGCACAAGCTTACAAAGAATTATTACCTGCAGATGGTCCTGTGCGTGCACAAATTTTAGGTGACATTACAAACGAAAAACAAGACCAAGCACACAGAGTAAAAGATTTTATGAATTATCAAATTATGGATCAAATGGAAGAGTATGAGCCAGAGTTTGATCAAATGTTATTTTATTTACCATTGTCAGGTTCTACTTTTAAAAAAGTTTACTACGATGATTTATTAGGTAGAGCTGTTTCTAAATTTGTACCAGCTGATGATTTAATTGTGCCATATTCTGCAAATTCACTAGAAGATGCAGAAGCAATTGTGCATGTAATTAAAATGTCAGAAAACGAATTAAGAAAACAACAAGTCTCTGGTTTTTATAGAGATATAGATCTTGGACAACCACCTATAACTGAAAATCAATTAGAAGCAAAAGAAAGAGAATTAGAAGGTGTTTCAAAAGACGGTCAAGAAGATCAATATACAATTTTAGAAATGCATGTAAATTTAGATTTACCTGGTTTTGAGGATATAGGTCAAGATGGAGAGCCTACAGGAATTAAATTACCTTACATTGTAACAATTGCAGAAGCTAACAATAAAATTTTATCTATTAGAAGAAATTATACACAAGAGGATCCTACAAAAGAAAAAATAAAATATTTTGTACAATTTAAATTTTTACCAGGAACAGGTTTTTATGGTTTTGGTTTAATACACATGATTGGTGGTTTAACTAGAACTGCAACTGCAGCTCTTAGACAATTATTAGATGCAGGAACTTTAGCAAACTTACCAGCTGGTTTTAAACAACGTGGTATTAGAATTAGAGATGATGCACAACCATTACAACCTGGTGAGTTTAGAGATGTCGACGCTCCGGGTGGAAATATTAGAGATGCATTTATGCAGTTACCATTTAAAGGACCAGACCAAACTCTTTTACAATTAATGGGAGTTGTAGTTAATGCAGGTCAACGATTCGCGAGCATCGCTGATGCACAAGTGGGTGACATGAACCAACAAGCTGCAGTCGGAACGACAGTAGCATTATTGGAGCGTGGATCGCGGGTAATGTCAGCTATACACAAAAGATTATATGTCGGACTAAAACAAGAATTTAAATTATTATCAGAAGTATTTAAAACTTACTTACCACAAGAATATCCTTACGATGTGCCAGGTGCACAAAGAAGTGTTAAGGTTACAGATTTTGATGACAGAATAGATATTTTACCAGTAGCAGATCCAAATATTTTTTCTCAAACACAAAGAATTTCGATGGCGCAGTCTCAACTTCAACTAGCGCAATCGAATCCTCAAGTACACGATTTATATCAAGCATATAGATCGATGTATGAAGCTTTAGGGGTAAAAAACATTAATGCTATTTTACCTCCTCCTGTCCAGCCACAGCCAGTTGATCCAAGTTTGGAAGAAATTGCAGCTATGGCAGGAAAACCTTTTCAAGCTTTTCCAGGACAGGACCACAAAGCTCACATAGATGCGCATTTAAGTTTTATGAGATCTAACATGGTGCAGAATTCACCAATGGTTATGGGTGCATTACAAAAAAATATATTGGAAAGAATTAGTTTAATGGCACAAGAACAAATACAACTTGAGTTTAGAGAAGAATTACAACAAGCACAACAAATGCAACAGATGTTACAACAACAACCACAGAACCAACAACTAATCCAACAAGCAAATTTACTATCACAAAAAATAAATGCTAGAAAAGCAGTGTTGATTGCAGAGATGACTAAAGATTATATGGATGAAGAACAAAAAATCTTAACAGAATTTGGTGGTGATCCGTTATTAAAACTAAAATCAAGAGAACTTGACATCAAAGCAAGAGCAGATGAAGCAAAAAGAGCTTATGATGAAGGTAGAATTAGCTTAGACACTATGAAAACAATGATGGGTGATACACATCATGATGAAAAACTAGATCAAAATGAAGATTTAGCTATGTTAAGAGCTAATACATCAATAGAAAAACAAATTATGTCTAATGATGCTGCTTTAGAACGTCAACAAATGGCGGATAAGAGCAAAAGACACGATTTCGGTAGAAATTTTAAAAAAAAATAGATATAAACAATAATTAAGGAGAAAACTATGAGCAAAGATTGGGAAAAAGGACAAGCTTACGTAAAAGCACCTAAAATTACAAAAGAATTAGGTGTTGGTAAGGATGGATACCAAACTGGCGGGGTTACTATAGAAGCTACTAATCCAGATGAGACTCAAACAGTAACTGTTAGAGGAACACGAGCGATGAGAGCAGATAAAAAACCTGTTAAAGCTAAATGGTACTAGGTTATGTGGTTATCGGCAATTAAATTAGCCGTTTCTGCTGGCAGTAAAATTTATGCTAACAAGCAGAAAACAAAAATGGCTATGTCAGAAGCGCAGCTTATGCACGCTACTAAAATGGCCGAAGGGCAAGAAGCTTACCAAGGTAAACTTTTAGAAGCCCGGCAGTCAGACTGGAAGGACGAGGCCGTCCTCATAATTC